TAGCGAGACGGCGATACTCTGGCAACGTTTCGAAGGACCGAATTGCCCTTGCCGAGCGCTTCAGGAACGACATGCGGACTTCTACCGGGCAGTCCCAAGGAAACTGGACCGAGCAGATGATGGAGTTTCGCTACACCACGGTGCGAGACCTCTCGATCAATGAAGGAAAAGAGCCGAAGCCGATGGGGGAAGCGGGGGCTTTAGAGTCCTACGTGGTTCCCTTTGTGGGGCAGATGATTCCCACCGGCAACTTCACCTTGTCGAAAGACACTGGATCGAAGGTCAGGGAAACGCGCAAAGCGACCGAAGAAGACTGCTACCTCTACCCCAACCTGCGCCTCTTCATCTCTCAGACCGGAATGCAGGAGCCTATCTATGACGGCCCGTTCTGGGATTGGCACGGGATGCACCCC